AAGAGGGGTTCATCACAAGCGAAGAGCGACAGCAAGCCCTCGAGCGACAGCAAGCCCTCGAGCGACAGCAAGCCCTCGAGCGACAGCAAGCCCTCGAGCGACAGCAAGCCCTCGAGCGACAGCAAGCCCTCGAGCGACAGCAAGCCCTCAAATGGACCTAGGCTTCGGGGTGTCAAGAGAGGCAAGCGAGAGCTTATCGGGATCGTAGCTGAGGCTTTCAAACTCAAAGAGGTCTCGAGGGGCTTCTACGATGGCGTCATGTGGGCTCTCGGAGACAAGAGCGATGAAGATGTTGGTATCTGGAAGGCTCTTGAGACATGGAACAAGGAGCCCGAAGGACCAAAGAAGGGGAGTACCAGCACGAGCAAAAAGCCGCCTGCTGAAAAACCCAAAGAAGATCCCATCACTGACGCGGACATACCTTTTTGATTCCTCCCGATGCCCAAACCCACGATGGTGATTGAAATCCCCGGGAAGCCGGTTGGAAAGAAGTATGAGGTCAGTCGTGGAAAGCTAAGGAGATCAGATAAAACGATAGCCTTTGAATCTTTTGTTGGAACCTTAGCTAAGCTCAAGTCGCCACCAGAACCATGGACCGGGGCCGTTGCTGTTCAGATCATTTTTCACCTCGTTCCTATTCCATCATGGCCAATGTGGAGACGGAGAGCTGCTCTTGAGGGACGTCTGTGGTGCAAGGCAGTCCCTGACGGGGATAACGTTTGCAAGAGTATCTGTGATGCAATGACGGGCATTGTATACGTTGACGACCGCCAGAACACAGACTACTTGATCCGGAAGCGGTGGGGTCCGGAAGAAAAAACCGTTGTGACTGTGACGCTCTTGGAATACAGCCCAACACAAACGAGGTTCTTGTGAGTCGAGCAAATCAACCTCGTATACCTATCAAGGGTGTCAAGGCAGCCAAGGGGACTGTTACATTCTCCTGTCGAGGTTGCGGCCAGTCAGCAAGACAAGCCTCTGGGTGGGTCTTCAGGCTCAGACAAACTGGCAATTACTGGGGTGACTTTGAACTCTTCGGTTGGTGTGGTTCTTGTTCATCGAAATTCAATATCATCTCGAACCTGAGGGAGTCTCTTGGGTTACCTCCGAAACCAAGAAGAGCACTAAAGCCGCTCCCTCCCAAGCTCCAACAGAGGGTGAAGCCCCATGAGACACCCAGCAAGGCCCCTGAGGCGCCTCCCAAGCCCTCCGAGGCCAAGCCGCGACCAAAGGCGCCTCCCAAGTCAAAGAGGCGTAGACACCGCTTTACGCCTCAACAATACGCAAGGGTCCTTGAAGAGGTACACGGCTCGGTGGACTCACTGACAGCGACAGAGATAAGTGAGCTTTCAGAAGTCACTTTTCGCCAGACTGTTCTGATCCTGTACAGGCTTAGGTCAGAGGGTAGGGCGAGGAAGATCATTGGTGGTCTATGGATCGCCTCCACAGGAGACAATCATGGATGAAAACAATATCGTTTGTGTCTACCATAGGGTAGATCTTGATGGTCAGTGTTCGGCTGCGATCGTGAAGAAGCGCTATCCGGAAGCCGAATTGATCGGATGGAACTATGGGGATGAGATCCCCTGGGATCGTCTGAAGGGAAAAGACGTGATCATGGTTGATCTCGCCTTTCAGCCTAACGATCTCATGATCGAGCTTCTTGATAAAGCCCATTCCCTGGTCTGGATTGACCATCACAAGAGCGCTATCAAGGACGCAATGGACTCTATGGTTGATGATCTCGCTGGTATGAGGATCGTTGGGTATGGGGCTTGTGAGCTCACTTGGAAGTTCTTCTTTCCTGAAAAGAAGATGCCGCAAGGTGTCAGGCTCCTCGGTCTTTACGATACTTGGAAGTGGAAGGATGAACCGAAGGGAGAGCAAGAGAGGATTCTCAACTTTCAGTTTGGAATGAGGGGAGTTGACGACACAACACCAACAGCCCGTTGCTGGGACAGGCTTTTTCGGGATACAGGGTTTGCGCTTGATGACCTCATGATTGGTGGGCGGTATGTGAGGACCTATCAGCAAAAGCAGGATGAAGCCAAATCCAAGAGCGCCTTTGAGACAATCCTTGTGACCGATACAATCCCCTCGACACTACATGGAGAAATGCAGGGTAGTAGAGTTCTGGCCTTGATGGGAGTCAAGGGGTCACAAGCTTTCGATCCTGTATGGGAGGATCACCCCGACTGCCAGGCCATGATGGCTTTTGAGTGGCGCAAAGGGCAATGGCACGTCGCCTTATACAGCGACAGAGGGTTTGACTGTGGTGAGGTCTGCAAGGCCTTCGGTGGGGGCGGTCACAAGGGTGCTGGGGGCTTTCAATGTGCCACCCTACCCTTCGACTTGAGGTAACCAATGTCAGACATGAAGATGAAGATGAAGGCTGAAGTCACGGCGTCTGTCAGAAAGGTCTTGGCAATGACTTTGGCAACTGCTCTCTGTCTTCCATCAGACACCTTTGCTATGACAGACGAGGACATCGAAAGTGGCAACCTGAACGTCAGAGGCGCCCATCATGACGCGATAGACCAGGGTGCTGCAGCCATGGAGCTTGTCATCAAAGATGCCGTGGAGAGGGCTCTGGGCGCCTTCGTGAGCGATCTCCGCATGGCTGAGGGCATTGATCCGGATCTCATTGATCAGATCCTCGGCGTTCAATCTGAAGACCTCTGAGAGGAAGGATATCCATGGCCACTACCAATACATCTCGCACAAAGAAGGTGTCTGGACCCATGCCTGTGGTGGGTCTGTGACCCTTCACTGGCCTGGGCAGAACATCAGAGGCCAGAGGTTCGATGAAATCACTTTTGATACTGGTACTATGAAGAATTACAATCTTGAAGAGTGGTTTACACCCCCGCCCCGTAAAGCCCAAGAGCTTTAGCCTTGGGTAGCTCACTGTTATCCAACCTACACTCTGTCCTCCACATCCCGGTTGAGACGATCGTCGTAGGGGTGCTATCCTGTCACCATGGCCCCAAAGAAAAAAAAGGAACCTAATAAGAGACCGACCGATGCAGAATATTTAGAGCGCCTGCGGATTGTGGAAGCTCTGATTATTGCTGGCAAGGGATCTTCGCTCGGTGAATTAGTAGAGGGTCTTGCAGCATTAGGGCGCCCTGGTCTCACTAACAGGAGAGTGAGCAAATACGCCAAGATAGTGAGGGACCGGCTTGCTAAGGTGGATGATAACCTCCGGAATGCGAGACGTGAGGTGCTGATCCAGAAAGTACAGAGCGATAGCGATAGGATATCTAAGCTCCTGAAGAATAATGACATCATGCCACGTTGGGCAGATCTCGTACAAAGTCGGAAGTTGATCAGTGAACTTTTGGCACAGACACCTTCAGAGCCGATGGGTCCGGCGCTACCCGGTGAAGGTGAAGACCTTGACGAGATTGACGAGGCTAAGCTTGATGATCTGCTGCGTGAGATGTTAGAGCGCCTCGATACCCCAGAGACGTCGGGAAGTGCCAAGGCTGAAGCCGATACTACGACATGAGCAAAGCCGCCCCTCTTAGCCGTGCTGAAAAGCTAGTATTTTACAAAAGTATCAAGCTGAAGATGATTGCACGCGCAAGGCGTGATCCTGCGTTCTTCAACGAATATGTTCTTGCCCACGAAAAGACCGGAAAACCGATCAAGAATGCTGATTTTCACCGGGCATGGCACGAATTCCTCTCAAAGAACCGGTGGGGTGTCATCTTCGCGCCCATTGAGCATGGGAAAAGTTTTTCCATCAGTGTGGGGCGCATTCTTTGGGAACTGGGAAGGGACCCTGATCTCCGTATTCTGTTGATTGGCCGTAATGGCCCCATGGCGGAAAAGTCACTTCGGTTGATCCGTCAGCAGATCGAATACAACAAACGCCTCAAAGAGGTCTTTCCGAAACTCCAAAAGTCGTTCCGTACTGGTGATCCGTGGTCTGGAAGCGATATCACTGTCGATCGTTCCTACTATTCCCGCGACCCATCTGTCCAGGCAAGGGGGATGGGTTCAACGAATATCCTGAGTTCCAGGCTTGATCTGATCGTTTTTGACGACGGTCTTGACCTCGACAATACCAGGACGAAGTTTCAGAGGGACCAATCTGAGGAGTGGTGGTTCACGGTCGTTTTTTCTCGCCTTGTTGACGACTATGAAACTATGGAGTTTGGGCGAGTCTTTGCCATCGGAACACCCTTCAACGACGATGACCTTCTCCACAGACTGTCGAGGCGCAAGGGATGGGCCTTTGCTCATTATTCATGCGTTGAGAACCTGGAAGACCCTCCCGAGAAGTGGCGCCCGATCTGGCCTCGTGTGTGGCCACTGCAGAGAATCCTGGACAAGCGCGGTGGAATGACTATCACTGCCTTTGCCAGGATGCTCCTCTGTATGGTCCTTGATGCCGCTTCCAGGCGTTTCAAAAAGGCATGGATCGAACATTCCAAGCGCCTCGGGAGAGGCCGCACGTTCCTCGTCAGCCAGCCCACTGAGAACGGTCGGCTTATGAAGACCTTCACAGGGATTGATCTTGGGATCGGCAAGAAGAAGAGCGATGCACTTACCAGTCTTTACACCTTGGCGGTAGACAGTCGTAGAAGGCGGATTTTGATTGATCTTGAGACTGGGCATTGGGATGGACCAGAGATCCTGAGAAAGATTGATGAAAAGGAAACAATGTTTGATTCTGAGGTAGTTGTTGAGGGGAACGCCGCCCAGAAGTTTATCGCTGAATTTGCTGTTGAGTTTTTCGGGACATCTGCAAGGGCTGTCAACACTGGAAGCGAAAAGTGGGATGATGAGTATGGGGTTGAATCCCTGGCTGTCCTCATGAAATGCGGGCTCTTTGTGGTTCCGAGCGGTGACACTGGTGATGACCTTGATCCTGAAGCTGAAGCTTTTTTGGATGAATGTTGGAATTTCGACCCTGAGCAGCACACCGGCGACCGATTGATGTCTGGTTGGATAGCGGAGAAGGGCGTTAGGGAATACCTTGAACCGAGGTCTTCCGATAACAGCGATCACAACTATCGCTGAGCGTGCTATTCTCGGTTTATGAGATTTGACGAACAGATCACCATCGTAAATGGGGCTGTGACTGCCGATCCGATAGCGACCCCTGCCAACGTGCCTGACTCCCACATCGTGAGGTTCCGCCGTCGTGATCCGGATGTGGAAGCTCCGAACGCGAGATTCGTCCTCGGACTCAATGCCCCGGTTGCTGAAACAGTTGACATAGAGCTCTATGTCCTGGACTCGTCGGATGACGAGGCAGCAGCAGTTGATCGACGGTGGTATCTGGTCGCGACCATTGCAGGTCTTGCCGGCAGAACCCTGTCAGAGACAGCTACGGCTATTGTTGGTGGGGGACTTCTTTATGTGAGGGTCACAGCAGAGACAATCACTGTTAATCGTGTCCTCCACATCAGGGCTTCTTCATAGACATAGTGGGGTTGAACCATGGCACAATGGCTCGTTCTTGAGGGTTTCGAGGGGGTTTATGAGGGCTCTCAGTGGCGCTTCCGTTCTGGTGAAGTTATTGATGACGCTGTGAATCCAGTTGCTTTTCTGAGAGACCATGGGCTGTCTGTCTCTGAATATTCTGATGGTATGGACCCTGCCATTACTGCTTTCAACCAACAACACACGAACAATCCATATCCGCCGTCGATGCTTCCATCACTGTCGTCACAGGGGCGGGCAGTACTCACGCCTGAAGGTGGCTTAGCCGTCAGGATGATCAACAAAACAGGGGCTGTATCGGTCAAGGGCATGTTGGTTGAATCCGGTGCAGGTGATCTTGAATTCATCGCAAATGACATCGGAGGCAACCACCCTATCGGTGTCGTCTATGATTCTGGTGTCGTGGACGGTGGTGAGTGTCTTGTTGTGGTCTCCGGAGTTGCTCAGGTGCTTCTGGAGAACGCGACAGGATCAACGGCAGGGTATTGGGCCAGAACATCAACGTCCGCTTCAGGTCGGGCTGATATCACCAATGCTGCTCCACCTGGCGGCGGTATTCCGGAACTTGACACGCATATGAATGAAATAGGCCACTGCCTTGAGACTGTGAGTGCCGGAACTAACAAGCTCTCGCTGATTGTGATGCACTTCAACTAGTCAATCCATCCTTCGTGATAGACTCCGGGTATGGCTGTCCTTGATATCTTCCGACAAAATAAAAAAGACGATGAGCAAGACCCTGTTGTTTCATCGATCCCTCAACTGCCCATTCGTCAGCTCATCGATGGTGAGCGTAGGTCATATCTGTTGAAGCTGTACTCTCATCTCAGAGGAACCCAACACGCTCATAAGCGTTACGACTGGGATGGTAGGATGCTCTTTGGGTATGACGACTCGCTGGATATCCCTGTTGATACCTATGTTCCAATGAAGCGCAGAAGACCCTGTATTTCGCTGCGCATGGGCAAGGTGATCACTAAGCGGTTTACCACGATGGTCTTCGGTCACGATAGATTCCCTTCAATCGTTGTTGATGGTGATCCGGATGCTGAAGACTATATCCGGGAGATGGCGAAGGCAGCTAAACTCCGGACGAAGATGGTAGAGGCGCGCGATAAGGGTGGCGCCTGTGGTTCTGTCATCATCTCCTGGGGCTTTGCAGATGGGCGACCGGTGATAGATGTCCACCTGTCGGCACTCGTTGAGGTTCTAGAGTGGCAGGATTATGAAAACCGTATTCCTTCAAAAGTTTTCAAGGCCTATGACTTCAGGAGGAAGGTCTATAAACCGGATGGAAAACCGGAGACCAAAACATTTTGGTGTGTGCGATATTGGGATACTGAGGTCGATCGACTCTGGGAAGCTATTCCCGATGAGCATGCAGCAACTCCACAGTGGCAACTATGGCCATCAACAACGATCGTCCATGGTCATGGGTCGTGTCCCGTTGTTTGGGTCCAGAACATTGCTGATTCGGATGATATCGACGGCATATGTGACGCCGACGGTCAGCACGAAGATTTCGATGAGATGGATCGACTCGCCAGTGCAACTGAACGAGGAACCGTTGCAAACGTAGACCCGACCCTTGTTGTAAAGGACAAGAAAAGAAAAGACGAAACGGTCGTGCGGAAGGGTTCTGGATCAGTCATCTATGCACCGGGGGGCGCCAACTATCTTGAACTCCAGGGTACTGCGGTCGAAGCCGCAAAGTCACTTTTGCAGAGCATAAAGCAAAGTGAGCTCGATGAAGCTGAGGTTGTCCTACTCGATCCTGAGAAATTGAGCGGCTCAGGGGTATCGGCTGCATCACTGAAAGTCAGATACGCTCCTATGCTGGCCAAGTGCGATCTTCTCCGGGATCAGTATGCAGAAGCGATCGTGTCCGTACTCAAGACCATGATTGAGACAGCCAGGAAGCTCCAAGGGGATGTAAAGACGACCGATGAAGGTATGAGATACTGGTCTAAGATCGATCTTGATCCCCGGGTTGAGACATCTGAAGAAACAAATGAAGAGGGGGAGGAGATCAAGACCACTGTTGAAGTTGAACGAACACCTGGATCATCAAACAGGATATCTCTTCGATGGCCTCCCTATTTCCCAGCGACATGGGAGGACAGGAAGACAGCTATTGAATCACTCTCGAAGGCAACTGGTAATCAGCAGATTGTATCCCAGAAGACCGCTGTTGAGACACTGTCTCCAATGATGGACATTGAAGATCCGGAAGCTGAGATCGAGCGAATCAATGAAGACCAGGACGGCAAAGACGAGAGAGCCAAGAACCTCTTTGACGTAGGGGCCCCTGCGTCAGTGGAAGACCCCGTGGAAGACCCCTCCGATGACCAATGAGCAACCTTGCAGCAGACAATGCCATTGCGAGTTTCCTGGCGCGCACTGACGCTCTTATCAGGGGGATGGACCCTCAGGGACGTCGGGTCGCAAGGGAGCTCACAGCCGTACTGGAAGCCGCTGACGGGTCACTGTCTAAGAGGCTCCTGGCCTTCTCACATCTGACGGGTGATGAGCTTCTGTTCTCTGAAGCCTCGATGCTGATGTATCAGTCCCAGATTCGGTCTGTACTCGAAGTTGTCCAGGGGCGCCTTCTGGGGTTCACCAATGAGCAGTCCATCCGGGCCGCCAGCCTGGGTCTGAGGCGCGTTGTAGACCTCACCAACAAGCTGGAAACGGCATTCACAGGGATAGCTATGCCTCTCAGGGTTGACGAGTCGATCATCTCCAGGATGAGACCATCTCTATTAGCCAGACACGAGACCTCTGTGGCAAGGTATGGGTCATCCATGATCCGGAGAGCACAGATGATGATGAGTCAGGGATTCATCGAAGGAATCTCACAGGGTCAAATGGTCGATAGGCTGATGCGTCTGAAAGGACCCAGGGGGCTTTTTGTTGAGTCCAGATATTGGGCTTGGCGCATCATCCGGACAGAGACAGCAGAAGCTCAGAACATGGCATCTCAGATGGAGATCGAGCAAGCCGCTCAAGCTATCCCGGACATGCAGCGCAAGATCCTGGCGATCATGGACAAGCGGACGGCCCGCGATTCAATAGGGGTCCATGGTCAGGTTAGGGGGCGCAACGAGCCCTTCACGGACGGAGCTGGTCGGGTCTATCAGCGGCCTCCGAGCCGCCCCCACGACAGAGAGACCCTGATACCCTGGCGATCCCGATGGCCACACACAAGCCGCTCCAGACCCCTCACCAGGGAAGAGCAGGATTCCGTGTGGGATCAGAACCAGCGCTGGCAAGCAGACCAGCAACGTCAAAGGCGAAGACAGAGGGCAAGAGGAGTGTAGTTATGGCTAAGAGAGAAATACTTGTACACAATCCGTCAGAATTGAAGACTATCCCATACAAGAAGCTCAAAGCCTTCCAGGGTGATCTGAAGAAGACTACCGAAGATGAGATCCGGAAGTTGGCAAAGAGCATTTCGGACCACGGCGTATTTCTCCCGAAATTCGTCTGGTTTCACGGTGAGGGGCGGAAGCGTAAGGCATACATCCTTGACGGCCATCAGACCCAGGCTGCTTTGGAGATGCTTCATGCTGAGGGATACACCATACCCGAGATCCCTTACATAGAGATTGAAGCTAAGGACAGAAAGGACGCAGTTGTCAAGCTGATGCAAATCAATAGCAGATATGCTCAGTGGAATCCGGAGACGTCGTTTTTTGCTGATGTCGGTATCGCCAATGACTATCTGGTCGACTTATTTCACGACATATCTATTGATTATGATGGGTTCAATCTGGAAGATCTCGGTGCATCTCCTCCGGTCACGCCGGAGCCAGAGGAACAACCGGAAGCAAGTGATCTAGACGATGTCGTCGATACGGCCATCAAGGATAGCTCTGTACTCCTCGTGCAATACTCTGGTGGAAAAGACTCGACGGTCGCTTTGATATGGGCTCAGAAGGTCGCTAAGGAATATGGGAAACGACTGCAAGTCATTTTTGTTGAGACGGGAGCTGAATTCCAGGATCTGTCGATTCATGTTATGCGGACTTGTGAGAGGATCGGGGCGGATTTGACTGTAGTACGTCCGGAAGAGGCGATTCATGAATATTATTTTAGGAAAAAGGAATGGCCTGATTCTATTTTCAGAGAATGCTTGCACCGTTTTATCAACAAGCCTGTGGATGATTATTTGGAGAGTGTCTTAGCCTCAGAGCAAGTGCTGATCATCCGTGGTGGTATGGGGGACCAACGTACAACTATCAGCAAGTCATCGATGTATCAGGAGTTACCAGGTGACGATGGGGTCATCAAGAGTATTGTAAATCCGTTTTATAACCATAAGAAGGTGGACTATCTTGCCGAGTTGGAGTTGTGTGATGACTACATGTGGGATGGGTACAAGTTAGGATTTATCAGGACAGCCTGTTGGTTGTGTCCGTTCCAGAGGATCGAGCAGTGGAATACAATGAAGGAACATTATCCAATCCTCTGGAAAGCAATGAAACAGTTGTCAGTTGAATTGAAGTTCAAATATCATCGTGGGGATGGTAACTATAAGAGGTTCAAGCGATATTGGAAGGCCGACATGTCAGCATGTATCCTGTCGGACCCAGACGAAGACATGGGGGTACCATCCTGCCAGTGTGATCGTTAGAATGTGTTGATAATCTCTATTCCATGACCGCAAAGCAACTTTCCTGTGATGCCACTAACGTCACAAGAGGGACTCCATTTGCAGAAAACGGCGAGATCGGCACCCTGCAATTTGGCAATCTGTAGCGTTCTCTGAGCCCCGAGATCGAAGCTCTCTGTGACGTCCTTCCCGGTGATCTCCTTTCTGCGAGACTTTTCCGCACATGTGCGATAGACGCGCCCTTGGCGCCTTTTTACTGGTGGTCGAGGCGTGGGTAGATCGCCCAGCATCTCCGGACACACAGGGGTGATTTTGGCCAGTGGATACTGTGCCAGGATCTTCTTCAGACCCGATGAAAACCTCAGTTTTTTTCCATGCCACCGACAAGGGAGCCCCATCAGGCATGCTGATACGAGTATAGATTTCTGCATTTTACCTCCGCTATCAAGCACGGCACGATTTGTGCCATGGATAGGGCAGGAGGTATACAGATGAGTGATATGGTGGATGAGCTCAAGCTGCGTGTGATGACGCGCGCGAAGACGATTATGGAAGCGCGCGGGATAGGTCTACGGACCCTCGCACGCGAGACAGGGCTATCATATGGACAGCTACGCAGGGGCCTCTCCGATCGAGATCGTGGGACCACGACGGGCACTATCCTACTGATATCACAGGCACTAGGGGTCGATCCCCATGATCTCACAGCGCCGCTATGACATATCTGCACCATATCGCATACTATGCAACCCAGAATATGTGTGCGGTATGGTTTGCCTATCATGGGTCCATCGTGCTCTCGCCAATATATCGCTATGCATATCATGCGCAGTATGGCTCACGGTAGGATGGGGCCAGTGCTGTGATCTCGGGGGTGTCCACGCATAGGGCGGTATGGCACACGCCATGCTACATCTCAGGGTGTCGGCATGATGGGGCGACAGCCCTGGAGGGAGATACCATGGACGCAGCAACAATGAAAAAAGCACACGATGATCAGGCCGAGCTCCACACGGACCTGCGCGATGCTGGCTATGAACTACACGTTGAGCGCGAGGCCGATAAAAGCGCGCGCCTCTACATGCGATCAGTTGGTGGTCACGAGGATCGGTACATCCGCTGGGATGCATCGGCCACAGAGGCAGGGCCGTGGGCGTACACCATGCATGGGTGCGAGTCCGCGGTGGCGCGCATTATTGAGGCGGCGCTGGGTGTGAGCACGCTGTTTGTCGATCCTCTCGAGTGGATAGCGGGGTATGTGAGCGAGGCCGGTGTTCTCGAGGCGGCCGAGCAGATGGAGGAGCGGGCCAGGCGAGATGGAACGTATGGGATCGAGGCCGAGACCACCGAATAGGGAGCCGGCATGATGGGGCGACAGCCCTGGAGGAGATGCTATGCTAAAACTTAATAGTTTCGTAGAAGCAATCGGATCTTATACTCGCCCTCGCCACGGACAGGTGATTTGGTCAGGGCAGACCTGCGATGGTCGGGAAGTCCGGCTGATCGCCGTGGACGTCAGCGAGGGGCCGACCCGTGGATATGATTATGGGATGAGGATTAGCATCGATGATCTCCCAGGTGTAAATCCGTGGGACAGCGATTATGACTCTCCCATCCCACCGAGGATTCCAGCCCGATCCGTGACGATATTTTTCGCTGATGAGCTGAACAGCATCCGGATGGCTGGGTGCTATGGCCAGCGATTCAGACGATCAGACGTTGATGCAGCCATTGAGGTGGCTGAGGCATTTTCGGACTCTCTCTGAGTCCGATGGGCCACAGGTGCGACAGCCCCGGGAAGGAAGATCTAATGAATAGCGAAAAGTCACTTTGCGATCCTAGGCCATCAGGGGATCGGTTGATTCTGCTCACTAGGGCAAATAGGCGCCTCAGAGACCTCCTGAGGAGAGTTGTCATACAGGCTGAAATGGATATCCCCATCGGGTTAGAGTTGCTCGGTGAGATTGAAGCCGAGGTTGGCCCGGTGTTCAAGGGCTCTGAGAGCCTCACTAAGGTTTGAACTTCCGTCAGGGTGCTCGGAACGGTCGAGCACCCGAACGGGCGCTGAAGCCCTATCACAGCCCTAGGAAGGGCGAAAGAGAGCTATCATGTCGAATCTGTCAGGATCTTTTCTCAAAGACGTCAAGGGTGCTGAGACCGCCAAAGAGGTTGCGCAAGCCGCAGGATTGGATTTCGAGGTTGGAGAGAGTCAGCTGGCCTATAGGTGGAACTCCACAGACGGTGGCGATACACCAGGGCCTGTCAGGGTGTCCAAGCGGCAGAAGATCCTCTATAGGAGAGACACCGGGGCCGAATTGGCGATTGTGGGCAAGGATTATGAGCCCCATCAGGTTCATGAAATCCTGTCGTTTATGGATCAGATCAAGGCTGAAGTTCCAGGTTTTGAGTTTGCGACAGCGGCCAGCCTGAACGGTGGAAGACAGTTCATGCTTCAAGCTGATCTCGGAAGCTCCTCTCCAGTTCCAGGTGATGTCCATAGGAAGATCCTGAACATCCATTCCGGATTCGGAGGAACGGCCACCAAGGGGTTTCCTGGGGATCTCAGGTTGAGTTGCACGAATCAGATCAGGATGACCTTGAAAGGAGCGAAGCGCCTTGGCTTCAAGGTCAACCACACCACATGGAGTAAGGAGCGTCTCAGGACCCTGATAAAGCTCATCGTAGCGATCGGGTTTGTCTATCAGAAGGATGATGAGTTCAACCGAGAGTTGTCCCGTCGACAAGCCCCCCCAGATGTCGTAAGAAAGTTTTTTGAGGCGATTCATCCCGATCCTGAAGAGGGGAATCCTGCCAAGAAAAAGGCTGATAGAGAACTCATGGAGCAACTCCTGAGGAGTGGCAAGGGCTCAGATATACCGGTCTCAACAGGGTTCAGGGTCAGAGACACGCTTTATGGTGTCAGGAACGCTGTCTCTGAATTCGCGAATCACCACAGGACGGCGAGGGAGAACGGTGGACGCACATCTGCTGAGAGGCGCTTTGAATCGTCTCTATTTGGCGCGTCACAAAAGTTGATAGAGAGTGCCGATAGGATACTGGTTGCGATTCTTGAAAAGAACGCCGTCCCTGAGATCGAAGCTATGGCGCCTGAGACCAGTGATGCTGTCGATTTCATGTCTAACCTCCGCTAGGACTGTCTCACCCGTTCAGCCCCCTGGCGAGCCTGTCAGGGGGTCTAGCGGGGAAGATAGCCCCGGGAAGGAATGGACATGGGTAAAGGAAAGCACGTCTGCACCGAATGTGGGGAGGAGTATCAGGGGGGCGATACGGGCTCTTTCGGGGATCTCACAACGAGCCATGGGATCTGTCCGGAATGCGCTGAAGAGTGGGAAGCGGCTCTTGTAGCTGAAATGAGATCCTATGATGAGAACCTCGGAACTGGTTATGAAAAGCGCTATTCCGGTGATTCCAGTGACCCAACTTGACAACAATGAAGACATCGAGACCAGGGCTCGAAAGAAAGCTTCCGGGTTCTGCTGTCACTGGCGCGGCATCAATAAAGGTGTTTGCCACGGAGGTATCAGGATCAGGATCTGGAACTTCCATACAATCGATGCTCCATGCTTTGGGGTCCGGACGGCACGCTGTGAGGAGTTTGTCGCCAACAGCCCTGAGCAGGTTGAGGCATGGATGAAGCGTCTCTACACCCCGATAGGAGCCACCAATGACCAAGGCTGAGACAACCGAAGAGAAACGCAATTGCATGAAGAGAAAGCACCTTGAAGGTCAATGCCGAAACTTCACCGGTATTATGAATGGAACCTGTAAGGCAGGAGTCGTCTATAAAGACGTCACAGGTTCAAGTCCCCCAAGACTGATCCCGTGTCTTGTGCACCTCAGAGGCGGTACCAGGTGTGACAGCTTCGAGCCCTATACACAGGAGGAGATTGACGCTGGAGAAGTCGAGTTCAAGGAGCAAATGCGCTGTCTCGCTGAAGACATCTCCTTCTGTTGCAAGGCGCCCCTCGACAAGTCTCAGGTGATCTTATCAGGCCGTTTCAAGAACCACGGACCGCGCTTCTGTTCTGAGTGTGGCGGGCTCTCGTATATGGTCTGAGACCCTTCGAGCAAGAGAAAATGAATAGTGTGATACCCTCTCATTCCACAAATGGAGGGTACAGATGCGTAAGCTTACAGATGTTCTACTCCTGTTTTTCGTGTCGATGTTTGTTGTAATGGCGCTCACAACTTGTCTCCATCGAGCTTTCGCCGGTGGAGACTTGGAGTCCACTATAGAGGGTATTCAGGAGCTCCAGCCGGCTACCTCTGAAGCCGATGCTGAAACCATGGCTCAGGCCTTCGTTGATGCTGGTGAGGCAAACAGCGTTGATCCTTTGCTCCTGGTAGCCATAGCCTTCAGGGAATCTTCCTTGAATCCGTCAGCCCTTGGTCAACTTCGGGAGAGAGGGCTTATGCAGGTACATGGTGTGGCCTTGCAGCATCGTCCAGATAACTGCCATGAAGACCTCGAGACCATCAATTGTCAGATCAGGACAGGTGCTAGGTGGCTGGCCATCGTTCGTGAACAATGCCCAGGGTCTCCATGGAGATGGGTCTGTAGCTATGGAAACTCTCGGTGCTGCTCTGAGCAGGAAGGTGGTCTATCGCTTGGTACGAGGCGCGCTAGGCGCTTCTATGTACAGATAGGGGGTTCTGAGTGGAGATGACCCCCGTTGACCATCAACGACTTTCAGCGTAGAATCCTACCTATGTCTGTTCCTACCAAAAAGTTGAGAAAGCCTAGAGTACAATCGAAAGCTGCTGTGAGGCTATTTGGTTGGATAAGTCGGAATATTTATGATCGACTTGATCATCTTGGACAGACACCTGCCAATGCCTCCATGAGGAGTGGTCATTATCCAACCTGGATATCTGATGCCCTGAATAAATCGGCCTGGATTTCAATAGCATTCCTGGCGGACGTTGCTGACGCTTTGAATGTCCCAGTTGATGATCTTGTTTCTCAAGTTTTCGATCCGGACCTATACCCAGAGCCGTCTTGGATGAGAAGGGTTATTTCAGACGAAGAACACCCGGATTGACTGTAGACCAGCAAGGCGCTATTCTGTTCCTACAACTCATCGAGGACACAAACGCATCGCTGACAGTTTGAGCCCCCCGGAATTGGCTACTGGGGGGCTCGACGCTTTCTAGGTCGCGACATCACCTGTTGTGCTATTCTCACCTCATGGGCAAGATTATCGAGGTCTCAGGGGTTCTGACCATTCAACCCGATGATTGTGCGAGCAGCAATGGCGTCGACTCAAAACAACTATCACTCGGAACTCTCGGTGCTTGCTCGGGCAAGAAGTATTACCAGGCGTCTTTCTGTGCATCTCCTGAGATCGCGACAGTCGGCGCTGTTGGTGACAACTTTGATGACCTCGACGTGGCATCCGGGCTCACCCAAATAGAGCTGCTGTATCTTCGCTCGAGTGCTGAGGTCGCTATCAGGCTCTATGCTGTCCCGTCGTCCATCCTAGCGCTCGCAGGAGCATTCCCAACCGGTTTTGTTGGTGGTGAGACCCTCATCACTACCATTGACGGGACGGTTGTCACGACGACGTTTGATGTCGCCGATCAGTCGGTTGATCAATGTGTGTCTCGCATCAATGCCGCGATGGCGCTGGCCAACATCGCTACACCGAGAGCGTCAGCCGTCAGCGGACAGATCCGGATAGACGGTGTGGAGACGGCTGTTGCAACCGGTGGTGTCGGTCAGATCTCATGTGCTGGAACCGGAGCTGCTCAGCTGGGTCTGGACGCTGGAAGTACACCAACAACCGTTGACGCTCAAGGACAGGATACCTATGTCAACGGTCTTGTACTCTTGGAATTCCCGATAACAGGGAGTAACCTGTTGACAGCAATCGAAATCAGCGGCGTTGCAACAGTTGACGTTCTGGCCGCAGGTCGGTCTCAGTAACAAGAGGCCAAAGGAGAAAAGAAAATGGCGTCCACCGTGAAAGCAGAACTCGACAAGGCCAACCCAAACAACCTGCCTGATCTCAACCGTCTGACGAAGATGGGCAAGGCGCTTGCCGTTGCGCCAAGGACAGAGCTCGTTGCCGTTGCAGGTGACATCGCTGTCCTCGCACAGCCCGCAAAGGCACTCATCAGTGTCTATGTCGTGGCCGCAGGAGCGAATACCGGTCATTCAACGATCGTTGAAAGCGAGACGGCACCGGCTGCCGGTGAATCTGCGATCAATGAGCTTGGCAACGTCGCTTTCAATGCGGCTGATGCTGTTACTTTGATTGAAGTGACATACACCCCGATTGAAGAGGATCTCTTCACTGAGGATATCCCTGTGACCGCCGGTGGTGTTGGTACGCTCAACGATGGAAGGTCAAGCGCCCAGATCGTCAGTGCGACATTGAACGCTCCTGCGGTCACTCCAGGAGCAAAGGTTGCTGTTGCCAGGGGCACGCTCGTTGGTGCTCTGGCTCCTGGCGGGTTTGCCGTCCAGTTTGACGGTACGACGCTGGCCTTCGTGGCGGCTGAAGCTGGTGTGGCTTGCACAGCCACTGTCGTCTATCATGCCTTCCCCGGTGTTGGAACTGGGAGCGAGACAGCGTTGGGCGATCGACTCGATGCAGCGTATACCCCATAATCAATGGGTGAGTCTTTCCGTCATACACACGCAAAAATAGGAGAATGACCATGGCAGACCCAGCCACACCCCCCACCTCTGTGCCGCCAGTCGGAGTGCTACCAACGCCAGCCGGTGTCCAACCCCCACCGGTAGTGCCACCGACACCACCGACACCACCGACACCGCCGACACCGCCGACACCACCGACACCAGATGGTGAAGAGTTGAAGTTTTCCAAGGAAGCTTTCAAAGCTCGGATGGATCGGGAGCGCACGAAGGCGACTGAGGAGATGTTGAAATCCATGGGTTTCGAGACCATGGATGAATATCAGGTGTGGAAAAAGACCCAGGACGAAGCGGCAACAGCGAAAGCTGAGGAAGAGCGTCAGAAGCTTTCTGAGATCGAGCGATATAAAGCCGATATTGCTGACCGTGACCAACTCATCGTGCAAGAGAAGGCAGCTCGCGAGGCCGCTCAGTCAGAAGCTGAGGGGGCGAGGATTGAAGCCCACCTGATCGGGGTCTGTGCATCCAAGGGCATCACGAACACCGACTATGCACTGTTCAAGGTAGAGTCGAAACTGAACAGTCTCGAAGCTGACGAAACGCTTGATGAACAGGCTTTCTTTGATGAACTCATTCAGGACCCAAGGGAATCGACTGCTCTTGGAGTGACTCCCCAGGACGGGGCCCCTCCTATACATATACCAGCCACGACGACACCTCCGAAGAGCGGGCCACCGCCCAAGCAACCAGTGGCCCAACCTGCGAAGCATGCATCACAGATGACCCCTGAAGAATGGAAGGCATGGAAGGCTCAACACGGGCTCTGATTCATAACTCGCTTGCACTTTGATACACCTCTGACATATTCTGATTGAACAGAGGTAAGAGGCCTTACGGGACGCCGCCGGTCAACGGGCGAGGGTCATAACCTCCGATGAACAACATCAACAGGAGGGTGCTGTGACCGTTTCATTGGTAGCTTTGAACCCATATCTGATCAACCTCATTGAGACCGGTGCGATCGAGCGCATGGTTCACGAGGCGCTTGTCAACGAGACTCTCTTTCGTACCGATGTGATGCCAGAGGAATTCGGTGCGAAACTTGGTGAAGAGAAGTTCATCTCTCGTAACGGGCTCTTGCCTGTGTCGATCATCCCCCTCGCTCCCAATGTGGACCCGACCCCGAAGCAGTATGCCAAGGAGTCTTTCCGCACCGAGCTGCGTCGGTATGGCGACACCGTGGACATGTACCTGCCCCACGACTATGTCGCCGTTGCCAAGGAGTCAGCCGAGAAGTCAAGTCGGATCGGCATCAACGCGGCGCAGACGATCGATCGGCTCGCACGGGCCGTCCAATATCGGGCTTATCTCGGTGGGAACACGGTTTCGACTGTTGCAGCAGCGATTGCAGCGATTCAGATCCATGTGGCGAGTCTCAACGGGTTTACTGAGCTCAACAGTGCAACCACTGGTCGTCCTGTTGGAGTCAGCGCAGCCGATCCCCTCGATATCGAGTTTGGAGGATTGGAGCCCGACAACACGGTGATCGGATTCGTCGCAGACGATCCTGTGAATGCCCCTCTCGGACCGGGATGGCTGCAACTCGGAGGGGCTCTCACAGTCGGTATCGCGGCTCGTGAAGCTGTTCTGGCTGCAAACAGAACGAACCTTATCATTGCCGGTGGCGGCAACAACGTTGATGCGATCGCGGCCGGTGATACCCTCACCTTCACCGATCTGACCAACGCTGCAACGAGTCTGCGGTCGAGTCCCAAGGTCCCGACATTCGGTGATGGCTTCTATCACTCTCACATCTCGCCATTCGGTGAGGGTCAGCTCTTGCTCGATCCGATCGTCCGGAACCTTCTCCAGGCTCCAAACACCTTCCCTGAGCCCTATCGACGATATGCCATCGGTGCACTCGCAGGTGTCATGCTTCTGCGGAACTCCGAGAGCCCGGACAGCATCAACTCAGGAGCGCTGGTTTCCTCAAGTGCCGCTGGTGCTGCCATGTGCGCCCCGGAGATCGGTGGAGAGGTGATCAACGACGCTGGTATCCGGATCGGATACACCTATGTCTATGGCGATGGCCATTGCTATGAGGAATACCAGCCACCTGGGGCCATCGCTCCTGAGGTCAATATCGCCAAGACGGAGAATTCAATTCCCGCTTCGTCGAGTGGCATCATGCTCAACACCGATCGAATGGAGTTCATCCTCCGACCTCCCTTTGACCGTCTGAATGATATGCATAGCTTCTCCTGGAAGTTCGTCGGAGACTTCGTCTGTGCATCTGACATCACGACCAGCCCGGCGCGCTATCGTCGTGGTGTTCTCATTGCTCACGCGATTGGGTAATCACTGACGATTATCTCTGTGCTATGCTCGTCATATGGCACAGTCGAAAAAGAAGACTCCGAAACCCACCACAAATCCTGTTGATCCAAGCGACTTCAGTGATCTCGGTCCTGTGGTTGAGGCTCCGGACGATGTCAAACCGCCTGCCGAGGTCAAGGCGCCAGTCAAGGCAGCATTCAAGCCACCTCCTCAGCCAAAAGAGATCGTCCTTTCTCCGAAAGACGTGCTGAACGCTATCGTCGGTGGTGACTCAACTGGTTTGCCAAGATCGGAA